AGTTCTCTTTCACCGGGAGCTAAGTTTTTAACCTCTGGGGCAAACTCATTCAAGCCTGTGACATATCTCTTAACACCATTAATCTCTAGACAAGCTAAAGTTTCTTCATGATACACTCCATCATGAAGTGACATTCCATAATTCTCTAAACCCATATTGGCTTTAGCACCATTAAAGAATGGTCTAATGGCAATAGCAGCACTTTTTCGCTGTTGATACTTCTCTACAATTGTGTAATCTTCCATGTTTGTTTGGTTTTAATTAAAGTTCTGAACTCAATAATACAAATGTATATATACAGTTCTAATGCCAGCCGTAGCTGGCAAAAGTTTTGAGTTACGCGGTAACTACTTTTAATGCACCAGAGGTGTGATATAAATCACCAGCTTTTAATCCGGCTGCTACAGCAGCTGCATTATCAGCATGATCTCTAGCTAAGATGTCTTTACCTACAGCGCCAGAAGCCAAAATTTTAGAAACACTTGAGTTTGTAAACTCAGTTGTCTTATTTGCCTTTTTGATTCTAAGTCCTAACATGATCAATAATTTAAAAAGAAAAGGGGAGGAGTGACCCTCCCCTTCTCAGGTTAACAAATAAACTATTAGAATGATCCGCCTGTAACAGGGTTTCTCATAACGATCTTGAGAACCTTGGTTGGATCCTTCACCCAGATAGCTGGCATGGTTTGAGTCATCATAACTCTGTAGCCATTAAAGTTACCGGTAGAAGCAAATCCTTGGCTGCGACCCATGTAGTCCATAGTACCATTCTGGTAGAACCACTTCAGTTGATTATCCCAAGAAAGCTTCAAGAGATAGATGTTGTCATTTCCTTCCTCAGTTACATCAAAGATGATGAAGCTGTAAGAGCTCAATGGACGTCCATCAATCAAAGGATTCTCAACGTCATTAGTGTGCAGGTTGTCAAACGCTGGGTTCAAGACAAACTTAACGTTAGCCAAGAATGGAATGGTAAAGCTTGTGTAAGCAAAACCAAAGTCAAGATCCATTCCAGAACCTGAAACAGCACCAATGTCAGAAGCATTCTGTACGAGACCAGAACCATAAACCTCATCAGCGATAGCTTTGTTGATCAACTGCATACCACCAATACCTGTTTGAACAACAAGCTTTCTCTGGGGGTCTGGACCCTTGAATTCAACTTTACCCTGGTAGAAGTTGTAAAGCTCAGACTTGAACATATCCAATGTAAACTGAGACTTGTTATAAACTCTCTTGAAAGAGTTGTCTAACTGAGACCAAAGACCAACAGACAGTCTGATATCATCTGGACCATCTTGCTTGATTCTACCGCCTTTACCCCACATCAGGTAAGTTTCGATGTCATTAGCAATCTTAGATAAGTGAGCTGCTTCGAGATTAGTGATAAAGGTTCTTGTCAAAGTACCATTATCAAAGGCGTCTCTAGCACCTGCCTTACCCATGTTTGCAACCAACTGCTCAATGCTTGAAACAGAAGGATTGTTAGGATCCTGGTTAAAGTTTCTCCAGATCTCGGTTACAGGTACAGTACCGTCAGCATTCAAACCACCCTTGATCATAAGATCAGCACGGCTAGAAATAGAATAGTGTACGTGTGCCTCAGCGCCTCCTACAAAGTTGTAGAACTCTCTGAATCCAGAACCGGTCTCAATGTCTGAGAACCTCTCACCATACTCACCACGTGCAGAACCTTTTCTGAAATACTTTGTGCCAGATACCAAGTACTTGCTAGCATCCAAAGTAGCAGAATTATCATTGTTCACAAGCTGAACGGTATAGATAAACCCGTCACCAGCTGGAAGAATGTCATCCGCAGTGATGTAAAGTTCAAGACCATTGTACTTGTCATAAGTGATGATATCACCATGACCAAATGATCTCTTAGATAATTTGATCTTGAAAGTTGTACCATCTCCACCGAGATTAGTGTCACTTTCGATGTTTCCTACAGAGAAAGGAAGATCCTGTGCTACAGGAGTCTGCCACTTATACTCACCACGAGCATTGTCTACAAGAATTGTATTCTTCCCACCGAAAGAAGCCATCTGATACAAAGGCATTTCTACCTTCTGGGTCATAGCCCAAAGATCAACTGGTCCCATATCCATAGGTTCAGCAGAACCGAGCATCTGGGTAAGGTGATAAGAATCAACATGAGAACTAGCCTTATAGCTTGTATCTCTGAGGAAGATTCCGTTGTTTAAAACTGGAGTTGCCATAGTTTAATTAAAATTTAAGTTAACTGATTGATTGATTGATTAAATAAATTCTTACACTCTTCTAAAAATGTTATTAGGTCTCTTGATCTTTCTCTTAGATGTTCTTGCCCCTTCTTTGTCTCTCTGCTCTACACCTAAAGAACTACCCCCGCTATTACTCTGCTCAGTCTTAAGTTTCCTTACGGTCTTTTCAACTGCAATCTGAGATCCCTTTTCCATAATCTTGCCTTTGTATCCATCTGGATCTGCCAATAACCACAGTGCTTCCGCAATTAACTCATGGTTAGGCTCAACAAATTGATACTTCTCAAGTAAGTGCCCAAGTAAGTTGGTATTTTTACCACTTACAGATGGATAGTTAGGTTGTACTAAACCATTATATAACATAGCCTGCACTTTCCTATCCATCTTAATATCGTTAATGGTACCCTCTTTAAGAGTATTGTACACATTTTCCATATACTGTTGAGATGCCTGCTCTTGTTGCTTTCTCTTAAGCTCCTGTTGCTGAAGCTTTTGTGCAACTACTTTCTCTTGCATCTTATCCAACTTAGGCTTAAACTTCATAGCCTGTTGCTCAAGCTTACCCAAGTCTTTCCAAACTTCAATCTCCTCTGCAATCTCTTCGGATGTACCGTAACCAGTTGCACTGAGATAGTCTACAATGATTCTTTCTTGATCTCTCTCATTCTTGACATCAAGAGATTTAGCTTCTTCTGTAGAAGCAAGAGTCTGGAATAAACCTTTAAGATCATTACCACCCTCAGCCACATATCTTGCAGCAATCTGTAATTCCTCAGGGAGACTTGCAAAAAACTGTTTAGGAGTCTCTTGTCTAACTTGATTAGCCCTTTCTTCAAGGTTTGCCTCAATAAGCTCTTCCCAGTCTTTGGCTGAATACTCATCCAAAGGCTTGTCATCATCAAAAGGAACAATCTTATCATCTTTGATAAGCTTGTTAAATACATCACTAATCCCCTCAATTTTCTTTCTACCTCTAGTTTGCTTAGTTTCTTCAACCTCCGTCTCCTCCTCATTATTATCCTCTTCAACTAAAGTATCAAGAAGTTCACCACCGTCTTCTTTCTTTTCAGCCTCAGGCTCTTTGGTTTCTTCAACCTCAGAAGTTTCTTCTACTTCTTCGTTTAGGTCAGTTGTATCATCAGCAGGTTCTGCAAATGACATATCTACCTTAGGACCTCCAGCTGTAAAAATATTAGGGGTAGACTTAGAACCTTCATTAGGTACAGTCACACCCTCTGCGGTAGCTGCACCATCAAAGATCTCGTCTAAATCTATATTTACTGTTTCTACTGTACTGTCCATTGTCTTATTTGACTCACTCATTTTTGTTGGTTTTATAGTTAATTACTTATCTATATATATAATATACAAATATATGTAGGAATAAACTTTAAATATTTTACGGCTGTTGCTAATTTCTTGCAGTATATAGCTAACGATAAGAACAATTTTTCCTATTAGTCCTTTTGTCTCTTATCTCTGTCAGACTGGACATCATATTTATTCTTATTCTCTCTAGCTATCTGTAGATTTTTATCAGCAATATCTCTCTGCGTTGCCAGCTTCTCGCGCTCAATATTCATCTTCTCAGAATTCTGAGAGTTTCTGATTGCTGATTCTTGTCTCTTAAAGTCCATCTGCTCCCTATACTCAGCTCTCTGCCTCATGTTTTCCATCTGATCTTGGAAGTCAGATTGTAAATTCTGATTAATATCTTGACTAGCTCCGTAACCAGCAGATCTGATTTCAGCTACTGTAATATCTTTCTGCCTTTCCTTCTCATTTTCAGAAGCTTCAAACTGCAACTTCATCTGCTCTTCTTGCTGCCTAGCTGCAATCTGCTCTTGTTGCATCTGCTGTTGCTGCTGCATTTCCTGCTGCTTCATTGCAAGCTGCTTAGCCTCTGCATCCTTAAGAATATCAGAAACTTCTGCAATACTATCTGCTTTGATAATATTTCCAAGATCATAAATACTAGCTCCACTAGTATTGTTTGTAACAGCCAACTGCTTTAGCTGCTCTAAGATTGCTCTATGATTAGTCTTGGTAGTACAGAAAATATTAAAATCCCTGAGCAATAGATCTGTACCGTTAATAACAAAGTTTACCTTCTCTGCCTCAGAGGAGATATAAGATAATCTTAAACTAGGATTTGAGCTATGATAAAACTGCGCAAGATCGGTGCGCATCTGGTGCACTCTTGGCATTAAATTATCAGAATGCTGTGTAAAATACGTTTCAGTTTGAGCATAAGATTGATTCAATGCTTGTACCACACCGGTAGCAGTTTCCTGTCCCATTGGCGCACCCAACCGCTGCGGATTAATACCAATAGCATCAAAACATTGCTGTTTAAAATAGTTAGCCAACTGAATCCTAGACATCAATCTACCACTCTGCTCCATATTTAGAGTCTGGTAGTGATTAAAGTTTGTAGCATTCTCTGTGTTAGTAATAGATGTATCAAGAGGTAACATCTGAAAATCTTTCATTGCTACATATGCCTTAGCATAGTTGCCCTTACCCCAGTCTTCACCCATTGAGTGTCTTGGTAAAGCATTCTGGTCAAACATAATAACAGTGCCAAGCTCATCTACTAAGATGTCAGCAATCTGATTATTGACCATATTGTATCCAACCTGATATGCTTTCATCAGATCTACTAAAGAAGTGGATCTAGTGTTACGATCAGAGAATACTCTACCCTCTACAGGTAACTTACAACCATACAAAGTCTCATTGCCTTTAAACTGGAATGGTATTCTTCCGGGCTTACTTCTATTAATCCCTAAATAAATAGGATTAATATTATCAGCTGTCATGCTAGATCTCCAGAATGCAGGTAAGTTTGGACCAAGTTTAACACCACCCCAAACTTCATTAATCCAAAACCAATCTATATGCTCCCCTTCAAGTAGGTTCTCCTTAGTCTTATTCTTAAACAAAGTTGTATCATACACACCCTTCTCTGTGATCTTGAAGGTCTCGTCAACAATCTCTTGGGTAATCTGCCCGTCTGACTCAATCTTAGTAAGATGCCCCACCTTTCTTTGGGTCTTCCAATAACATGTAGTCACACGCATAAGCTCACCTTCACCCCAAGCATTCACATCATCACCTTCGTTCAAAATGGCTGTAACAACATCTCCGCCTGAGGCCGGATCATTATACCAGTTACTTACAAACTGACGATATGCAAGACCTGGCATATTAGTATTCCAAGCATGCGATTTAGATGGATCATAATAAGAACCGTCGTTCTGATAACCATTGACTTGATACAACTCTGATTTAGCTGGATAGATCCTCTGTAAGGACTCCAATTGATCTTTGGTCATCAGATATCCATACCTGTCAATAACGTCAGCAGGCGTCATTAAATCAATCTTACCAACAAAGTTTGAGTCAGAAATATATCTAACATCTGGAGACTTCTGATAGAAGGTCAGAACAGGATTCCATAACTCTACATCATAGTCATCCTCTAACATTCTAAAATGCCAGAACTCTCTATCGGTAATAAGCATATCTCTAAATGCTCTCTCCTCTAGCTCTTGCATTTTAAATCTCTCCTCATCTACGTTAGTCTGATGAGAAGCCCACTCTTCAACTAAAGATCTATAATCCTTAGAAAAGAAATCTTCAATCTCTGGTAATGACTTAATATTTTCAGGAGACATCATTTGCTGTGCCTCTTCAGACTGTGGATTTAAACCCATCTCTAGCATTCTCCCAAGAAGCTTTGCCTCTGCATCTGCAAGCAAGTTCTCTTCTACTTGAGCTCTCTTTGCTTCCAGCATTTCATTATAAGACAAATCATCTACGGCCCTAAATTGGACCTTAGAGTATCTTTTAGAAAACTCACCAGATAGTACATTGATTACGTTTGGAATGATTGGATAAAACTTGAGCTCCAATGCTGATTCATCCTCCTTGGTAAGGACATCCATTAAGTCCTTATGTTCATTGTCTTCTTCTACAATGTAGTCGGTTTTATCAATAATACCCTTGGCAAGTTTGTAATTCTTAAGTAACCGGCGAGCGTTTAATCTTAAAAATTCAAGACCTTGGAGTTCCAGCCAGTCCATATTCCAAGCTCTCCAATCATCATCTTTCTTTTTAGATGGCAAGAACTGAACCGGTTGAGTAAGACTAGAGGAGGTTGAGTAAGACTCACCTTTTGCTCCACTCTTAAGCTGCATTGCATTTAATACTCTCATATGGCTATTAGCTCAAATTTTTAAAACCGGATCTCTTTCTGGTTGACCCCATCATGCCTTTCTTACGCCCAATATTACTAAAAGGGCTATACCTTAATTTAAACAAATTCTGTGAATTATCCAAAGATGAGTTACCGTCTGACTCCCTTCTTTTATTATATCCTCTGTTAGATTGTTGCACTTTTGCAAACGCTATTAAAGCACCAAAAGAAACCAATCTATCTACGTTAAGACCAGGGTAATAGGCAAGCATTTCTTTGATCAACATTGGGTCAGGTATTCTCTCAACACCTAACGTCTGAGATATCATCTCCCCATTCTCATCAAGCTCCTCATCAATCTGTTCTCTGAGGTACTCAATTGCATAAGATATCAGATGGTTCTTAAATAATGTGCCAGTATTCTTCCAGCCGTATTCTTGGTAAACAGTTCTATTAGAACCGAGATCTTTAAGAAACAAAATCTGTTGTTTAGGAACTAAGTATTTCTGTTTCTTTTTGGCTATCATATGCTGGATAAATAGAGATATATTATTTTCCACCACAGTCCAGGCATTATACCACTCAATTATTTTCTCTAACTGCTCGTGTGTTTTATTAATATCATCATATCTACCACACCAAGCTGCAACAATCTTATCTCTTTCAATAAAGTGTTCTAGTCCATCTGCTGTTTCACGGGTAACCTCTACAGGATTCTTGTATACAAATATGCTACACAATGAATCTGATGTAGTTGTTTTACCTTCTGACACAGGGTCAATAGATGCATAGTATGCACCAAACTCTGGATTCTTAACAGGTCTTTCCCAGACAACTAAGACTCCTGACTTATCTGCCTGCTTCTTATCTACAGGAAACTGAGTAATTGGAAGTTTAGAAGATCTCTTTGCCGCTATACCTTTCTCATCTCTCTCCAGTTCAATATGCTCAAAAGAATATTCTTTCTCTTCTATTCTTTTAAGCTGCTTGGATAATATACCCTGAGGAAAGATAGACTCCTTCCTATAGGCAAATCCCTCTGCAATGTTAGTAGGCTTCTGAGAAATACGTAACTGATATTGCTCTGGATTTAGTTCTGCCTTCCACTTTTCCCTTTCACGATGTATAGCTTCTAAAGCTTCTTCTATCTTAGAGTTACCATATTCATCAATATATGGTGGCATAGACCACTGCTCTGGAATAAATAAACCAGACAAACCAATAGTTCCATCTTTATCTAAAAGATTACTCTCAACTGCATAGATGTCATTTATTGTAGGATTCATGATCATCTGTTTAAGAGGCTCACACTGATCTAAGTCACCCACAGATCCTGCAGCTATAAACATACCTGTAGTCAGCATACCTGAAGACATCGCAGGTCTTAGATATTCATAGGTATCCATCATCTTGGGTGCAATACCAGCTTCTTCATGGAAAAAGTAAGTAGTAGGTCCACCTACACCTGTTGTTGCATTCTTTTCAAAAGATGCACCCTGGATCTTAGACTTTAAACCTTTTGTAGTCTTTCTATTACCTACTCTAACCTCAATCTGCTGCTGCCATAGTAACACCTTCTCAGGGTTGCTAGGTCTATACCAAGCGGTATGCTCGTTTAGAAAGTCTTTGTATTCATCTAAAAACTTCCATGAACCCTTGTCATTAATATAATCCTTTAGACTAGCACCAATTTTACAAACCGTTCCTTCTTCAAACCAGTAGGTATTAATGATCTTACCCATATGAAAGTAAGAAGATGCAATCTGACGTTTCTTAAATATTGCTGAGTGCTTATTATTTAGTTCTGCCAAGAGTTCATACAAAGCCATATGATACTGAGCGTCCCGCACTTTAGCAAACCCATACTTCTTTTCCTCTTTATCAAAGATTGGTAAGAAGTTAAGCCACATGTAATAGTCCCTAGTAAGATACCAAGTCTTGGTACCTGACTTATATATCACACCAGAACGACACTTATTCTTTTGGTCATTCCAGTAGTGTATAAAATCTTTAGACCTTAAAGGTTTGTCGCAGTAAAATCCTTTTTCATTAAAGATCCTGGCCTGCTCATTAAATAAAAAAGATGTTTCATCAAACTCGTACAACCCAGGCTCTTTGAATATCCCTTTTATAAAATCAGCAAAGTCCTCATCAGTTACAAATGAGGACTCTGACCATACACCATTTTCATATGTAGGGACTAATCTGCTCATTCAAATGGAGGACCTTCAATTTCTTCTTGAAAATCAAAGTAATTGTCAATTGTTATCAGCCTTTCATTTGCTGAAATAAAAAGGTCTAGAGCTTTCTCTGCATCTTCAAAGAAATCATCCGCTGTATGATCTCCAATTCCAACAGCTTTATTCTCTAAGAGATCTAAAGCCATTAAAGCTTTTTCTTTATCTGCAAGAGCCTTAGCATATAAGGCATTCATTACACGTGATTTACCATTCATGATTTAAAGTTTAAAATTACATTTGGTCATACGCTAGTCCCTGACCTCCTCTTACAGAAGTCTGTTGTTCATCCTGTAGATCTTTATACGCACCCTTAAATGATTGACGAATAGAATCAAAATCCTTAGCAACCGCCCGGATTTGTCCAATATTACCGTCTCTCCCGTCCGTTATTGGAGTATTGGCCATGTATGTAGCCATGTTGTCTAAAGCCTTCTTGATACCCAGGTATGCTCTGTGTGTAGGGGTTTGATACATTTCCTCACAACGCTTTAAAGCTGCTCTAATCTTCTCGTCTTCTACAGATTCTTCTAGCCCCACCTCTTCAATTATGATTTCTTCTTTATCCTCCTCCGGTAAATGGAAGAATGGATTATAATCTGGGTTTGGGCAGGTCATGTAAAACAAATACTTGTATATCTGCATGTATGATTCTGGATAAGCGGACATGAGCACCTTTAGAAACTCCAAAGCATAACAATGCTCCGATGGAATTATCTCATTATTTTGTATGTCAAAGAGTTTAATGATCATTTTTCTGCTCCCACCATTTAATTAAGGACTTAACTTCGCTCTTTAAGTAAGGTACATCGTACATAATCACTTCTTCTAACACAGGCTCCCCATTAATATGCTCATTGATAGGATATCCATTCTTATCTGTACCTAACTGCTTAAACTTTACATGTTGTAAGGTTAACTTCCCAGGTTTAAGTTTAGGATTATGCTTTAATATAATATACATATAAATGGACATCTGTAAAGAATAGTGATTGAAATTACAATCATCCAAATGATTTACAGGATTGTACATTTTTGCAGAGATTCCTTCCCAATTTTTAAATCCTTCTTTCTTGATCTCCTTATTAGTCTTATAATCTGTAATATTTACCCTACCATTTACAACTTCTACAAGATCCGCTTGCCCACAAAGACTTGAAGACTTCAGATAAACAAAATGTTCTGGATAAACCCCAGCGTCAATCTTTTGAACCGGTGCAATCTTTGCACCACTTACCTCATCAAACAATGGTCTAACAATAGGAACCTCAACACCTTCTCTCTGAATGGTTTCAAAGTTTAGTAAGTCGCTCTCTCTTTGATTATGATAGAAGTTACCAAGAGTTATAGCTCTTTTAGACTCATTATCCCAGGCAGTTAAGATTTCTTTCTCAGTCATCCCGTACCACTTGGACTTTTTATTCTTTGCTGACTTCTTGGCTTGGGCTTTTGCGTCAAACTTTGGTTTGAACATTCCAATAAATGAAGTGACGCTAGTCCACTTGATATCCTCTTCTATGCTTTCGTAAAGGTGCCCCTCTTCTTTAAAAATTAAACTCATGTCTATAAATTTTTAACACCTGGAAAGCTACCTGTCTGCTTTTCAGACAAAAGGGCTCTAACTTTTTTACCTAACTGCTGATCATTAGGGTTATCTTTTACTAACTTCAGAAGCTCCGGATAGGTGTAGTTCTCAAATCTTATGTAATCCATCTTACTCATTGTCTTTTAATTTATCATTTAACATATCTTCTTGCTCTTCAGTCATCAATGCTTGCCACTTACCCTTAGGACACTCGGATGATAAAGATCTAGTTTTAAATGCAAGACTGCATCCACAGTCTGAGCAACAAGGTTGCGTACCTGGTGCCGCACAATTCTTGCCAACTGTATCTAAAAACTCACACTGCTTGCATATAGCCCACCTTAAAGCGGCTTCAGCTTCAACATGCTCCTTCTTGAAGATGCTATTCTTGATTCCTTCTGCAATCTGACTAGTGTTCTTAAAAGCTCCTAAGAATTTTCTAAGATCCATTTTTCTTTTCTTTAAACTTCTTTTTTTCCTCCATTGTCTCATTCAACATCCTAAGCGCCTCTTGCTGTTTCTCTAGTCTGTCATTCACAGCATGAGTCTTTTCCATCCCCTTGTACTCTGTCTTCTTCAGATTCCCTAGAATGCTTTTATTTTTCTTAATCGCCTTTTCCAATTTATTCTTTTTCAAAGAAAATGTACCAAGGTTCTCAACATAAACATTCACATGCACCAGATTAGACAGAGCTTTTCTTACCTGCGCATAGTAATATGATATAAAGTCATCCACTACGTCAGGGTGCACCCCCACTTGTTCTGCTATTCCATCTTTAAACTGTTTGTGCTTCTTCGGATTCACTACCTAATACTTTTATATCTAACAACACAAGCCCCTTAGTCTGCACATTTATCTCTTTTAAGATGCTCACAGTCTTCTTATTCTTGCCTTTTTTAATCAATAATCCCTTTTTGTTGACCTTATTGATAGCATTCCTTGCTGACTGCTCACTACCAAAGATACCCAGAGTAGTGATATCCTTACAAAACTGTGTAAGCTCAATATCTGGGTTCTTTGCTAGTTCACATAGCATGTTAAGATCAGTGTGACCTATGAGGATGTCTTTAAAGAAACAATAGGTAAGTATCTGATACTTGATAGTATCATCAATATTCACCTTTAACCTCTGGTCTACTTTGTTAACAATTGCCATTCTACAAACTCATTATCATATCTATAAGCCGTGGGTCTGGGTAGACATCCATTTTGTCTTTCCTCACATTAGTATGTGATAACAACCCTCTCACCTTACCATAGTAAGCATCTTCTTGAAAATGAAAAGCTTTCTCCTTACCCTGCTTATGGATAAACTTCTGCAAGCCCTCTTTGACATCAATGTTATCACGCTGGGCTACATATTGAATAAGCTTCTCTGTTTCTTCAATCTGCTTATCAGAATATTTATGCCAGTATATCCGACGCTTAAATCCATTATCAAGCTGAATCACCTGTGATGGATGCGCCTTCTTACCAACATAACTGTTGAACTGATTATCTAGATATCCAATAGAGCATATCTCTAGACCTACAGAGTATTTGTTCATATACCCTGAACCAGTCTTACCTAGATGATAAGCATATCCAGTTTCAGGAAAGGCTTGCACCATAACCCCGTCATACTCATCATCACCAGTTCTATAGTTTTGTCCCCCCAGGACAAACTCTGTAGCAATACGCCCCCGGCTATCGCGGTTCCATTGATCAATAGTTCTGTAAGGATTGGGACCACCGGCAGTGTGGTGTAAAAAGAAATAATCATTATCTCTCTTTGCATTGGTTTCAATATACTCACCCCTGCCAAGGAAATATTTGTTTATCCTCTGGTTCCAATCCGTTACAAAGAACTGCTGTTCAAGATCTGTGTCTTCATCTATATCTGGAACGATGTTCTTGTTATCAGTGATCAGTGCAGTCCACGTCTCACCGGCAACAATACCATCTGTCCTTAGATTCTTAGATAGCTGAAACTTGATAACCGCTGCCTGTGTACCGGCCCCAAAGATTCCATCAGACTTTATCTTCAGGATAGACTGTAGCTTAGCCACCTCTGGGCCTACGCTACCTTTCTTTAGTAGCTTATTGATCACGCTTCAGAGTCCTTTGGGCTTTCGCCATTTCCTGTTCAAACTCCATACGAGCCTCGTCATTTGCTCCCTCCTCTTTTTCTTGAGCAGCATATGCCTGTGCCTGGAACATCTGAGCTTGGAGTCTTTCAGCTCTAGCCTTCTCGATCTTGGTAAGAAGCTCTTCGTATTCTAACTGCACCTTAGCGTGTTTAGCGCTTTCCTTGTACCACGCAGTAAGTTCTTCTCTACGCTTTTTCAGTTCTTCAGGAGACAGTTCCTTTTCGTTTTCAACGTCCTGTGACATTTGTTTTGGTTTTAAAGTTCACAAACAAATATACACATTTCAGGTTTACCAACGTCTCATTTCAAAGGTCTCTTTGTTATACAGTAGATACAAGTTCTCAACAGCGATAATCCCAATGGTAATGGCTTACCACAATTATTACATGTGGGTTTGAATTCTTTCATAAACCAAAGATAGAACTTCTGGGTAAAGGATTATATTTCTATACCAATAGTCTCAGGGTACACCTCATGTAGCACCTTACGGAGCTCGATACATTTATCATAATCCTCCCGAGGCTCCTCACTATAATACTTAATAACCGCGATGATCACATCCTTATTAAATCCTTCATTAGGATCATGCGCCAATACGATAGGAGAGCTCTTCCCGTCTATATCCTTCATCAAATCCTCAAAATCCAAATCCTGGGTTATAAAGAGATAAGAAGTATAAAAAGCCTCATCAATGATCTCATCCTCTATAGAAGACTTATCCCCCTCAGACAAGTTATCAAAATCATCCAACCAATCATCTCCCATACATACAATATACAAAGACTCCCGCTCAATTTAGTTTGTGCAGATAATAAAAAAAATTTTTGCCCAAAAAATTACTTGTGTGTTTGGCGTTGTGTGAGGGTCCTACTATTCTGCTCCCCGGCTATTTTCCGGGCCTTGTGGCCCCCGTAGGCAAATGTTTAACTAAACCCAAATTAACTCCATGTCAAAGCCTGTCGTTTATTTCCGTAAAGT